CTCATCTTCGACGATGCAATGCCACTTCTGAAGCACTCCATTGAGCGTGTAGACATCACCTTGGTCATCTGCGTCATCAAATGTCGGAAGTCTGTCTGTTATCCACTTACTCATCACCCAACTCCTTTTCTATTCTGTCACACAGTTCCGTATCCACGGAGGACATCCCCGCCTCGACGTAGTCCTGACACTCCCTGAGCAACCCACGCAGTTGCTTGTTTTCCTCACGCAGTCGCTCGTTTTCTTTACGCAGTCCATTGATGATCTCATCTTGAGTATCAATCGTATGCCTGTCCAAGCTTTTACCCATCACCATCCCCTTTTTGAAATAAGAATCATCCCGAGCAGGATGAGCATAAAGCCGACTGTCACAAGCCAAAACTCAAGCATCTGAATTGCCCTCCGCGATGGTGATCTGGGCGTTGATGAAGTCAACAAGCTCGAATCTGTTTGCGGGGATGTTAGTAGACTCAATCACTCCACAGAGTCCATCTTTTTTTATTCTCGCAAGTCTCTTGAGCGATTCATGCTGATTGGTCTTGTACCGCGTTCTTTTTCTTCCTGACTTGTCCAGCCATGTGATCTTCCAGACGTTCATCTGTTTCTCAATTTGTGGTTGCGTGTTCTTGGTTTTTTCTTGCGGCCATCGAGATACGATGCTAACCGCGTCTGTTGATAGTATCTAGGGTGAAAACACAAGTCAAAGCGTGTGTTTTGATTTGGTTTGTGATCACTAACGCGAACGATAAGCTTTCGATTGCCTCTCGACGCATGAACATACCTCGATAGGCTCTTCGGGGATTTGGTCAGTTTGACCTTCCAGCCTCTTTTTCGGAATGTATCAGCAACGCTGCGAATGACTCTTGCAATTGCTTTTGCATCATCAATCATCGAGATCATCACGCAGTGGAGCAGTATTTACTAAGTAAATCGCGAATGCAGATGTGACTGCGTAAAAGACTGCTCCTATTAAAATCCATGTCATCGGGAATCCTATTTAGAAATCTGACGAAACTCGACATCACCTTTGTTTTGTCGAACAACATATTCTGTTGAATCTGTATCGCAAACCACAAAACTGCCTGAGTTGCCAAGTGGTTCCCACCAAAACAGTTTTTTTCCGGTTAACTGGACCCACAGTTCAATTGTTTCAGGTCGTCTTGCTGAGGCCTGCTGTTTGCTTTTGTTCATTGCAGCAATCCATTTTTCTCTGTAGTCGTTTGAATAAATCCGCCAATCGTGAATTTGCTCTGCTGTACGCAGGCAACCCGTGCATGCACCTAGATGGAGCACACACTTACCATTGCATGGTGATTTCACTCTGTTTGCTCCAGGTCACAGTCGATGACTTGCTGGACCAACAGCACTGGCTCTTCCGTCTTTTCGACTTCATCACAGATGATGTGCAAGAAAAGGATCTCGTCTAGGATAGGTTTCTCGATGCGTAGCTCACGTTGCTCGTCCTCATTGGCAGCGTGAAACATTTCCTCAGCATCGTTTTGCCAGTCATGCATTCGCTCAAGTGCTTCGCAGAGTGCCTTGACGTACACCTTGCTTGCGTAAACCTCTTTGCCTTGGAATTCGTTTGGTTCCATGTTGAACATGTCGATAAGAGCCTCGACTCCCATCGTACCTTCATCTTGATAGATGCGCGCAAACTTTTCTCTAGTAGCTGCACGATACGCAGTCGTTCTTAGTTTCTTGTTCATGTTTATTCTCCAGGATTATTGTGGTTGAAGTCATCAATGATGCTTGCTATCGACGCAATAGTACAAACAATTACAGGCAAAGATGCAACAGTAATAATTAGATAGTGTTCAAGAGTCATTGTCTGTTCCTGAGTTGGTAAAGCTTTTTCATTTGATCGGACAATTGCTCACGTTCTTGTTCTGTGAGTTCGATCACCATGATGATCTCCCAGAGTTGTTCAATTGCTTGATTGACTGTTCTCCAGTTTCTACTCGGCATCTTTGACTCCAAGTCTTTGAGCTAACAAAGAAATTTCTAAAAGACGAGCAGAGTTTTGCATCATTCGTCTTTTCTCATACTCGGATTTCAAAGGATCTGCCATGTTTGCGTAAGCATCAAGGCATCTGAGCAACTCTTTTTTTCTTTGGATCAGCAGTGTTTCAAATTTGGACTTCATAAATTCTTCCAGTGGTCAAAGTATTTTAGCAGACTAATTATCTTGCTCAATTTTATAGATCAGTCACAGCAAGCAAACACTTTTCAATGTCTCCTGAAATCAAAGTTTGCCGGAAGACGCCCCAGCGAATCTTGACATGCGGATGATCTTTTGACGACTTACATCTGACCTGCATGTTGCGAAGAATAGGCTCAAGTTCTTCAAACCTGGCTGTCCCGTCGATGAACTCACCTTCGTGAGATCCCCAAGATTCGCGGAAGTCGAAACTGATCGTGTACTTACTCATTCGACCAATCCCATCGCAAGAAGGTTGTCTGGACCTTGAACTTTGCTCTCCCCGCAAGATTCGCAGGGGTAGCCGTCAGCGTCTGGTTCGCAGCATTCGCGAGTATCACCACACCCTAGGCAGACACCAACGTACTGAACTCGGTACTGCAGATACTCTTCGATGGTGATCGTGACAGAATTCTCTTGTGGCATTTTTGACTCCATTGGTGGTTGATCGGAAAACTGAATATAGAGGTTTCATCGACTTAAAAACAAGACCAGATAAGTCGTTTTTTTAATATTGCTCCTAAGCCACAGAACGCCCCATCCTGCCCACTTTGCCCAAATCGTGTGTGCTGAGACAGGATTTCTCTTTGAGGGCCACACAGAGGCTCTCAGATGCCTACGATTGACTGCGAGATCTGGATCGGCATCCCGATTCACTAGAAACCAAAAAAGCCAAAATCCATTTTCACGTTTTTCCGTTTTTTCAGAGGCCTAAACACAAACAAACAAACAAAAGAAAGAAGAGAGAGAGAGTAGTAATGAAAAGTATGAAAATATATATTATGTTATTATTATTACGTTATTTACGCTCTTTCTGCGTTCTTTTTTTTCATGAAAACGAGATGAAAAAGACCGTTTTTCATATTTGATCTTGTCTCGGATGACGATCCGAGTAAGATGCTCTGCCCCCCGATTGGTGAGACACTTCGTCGAACCTCGTCCTCAACCACAGATTTTCAGGCCATGAAAGTTCAATATTCAGAAATTCCAGATTCGCTCAAAATCATCCCTCGATGGCATCTCTGGAAAGACGTTAAGGGAAGAAAGATCCCCATTCAGGCTACTTCGGGGATGAAGTCAGCAAGGTCAAATGACCCGTCCACTTGGACGACTTTTGACATTGCAGTTGAAGCTCACAAGCAACTCAGCGGGGAGCGTGACAACCTCGGTCTGGCTTTTGAGATCGGAACCGAGTCCTGCGATCATCCGGTTACCGGGTTTGATTTCGATGACTGCTTCACTCTTCTTGGCGAGATGCAACCTTGGGCCAAGGCAGTCTGGGATCTCATCAAACGCGATTGCTACGCGGAGGTATCCCCCAGCGGGAAAGGATTCAAGGCGATTGTCGTTGGAGAAAAGCCAAAAGGGTTTCGTTGCAGGAATATCATCGAAGGCACTCAGGCCATCGAGGTATACGGGAAAAGCAGATTTTGGACTATCACAGGTGATGTGATCCCCAATGAGGGCATCCTCGGCAAAGATGACCCTGACATGCTACGCAACGCGGTTAAAGTTGCACTCAACCAGACCAATGAGCAACCTGAACCACAACAACAGACTGTCATGCCTTCGGGCCAGTCGGGTGTTGAGCGTGCAACCCTTTATCTCTCCAAGATCGGACCTATCTCTGAAGGGAGCAGGAACTCTTCACTCTTCGGCCTCGCTGGTCACTTGTTTGCTTTCGGCCTCGACGAGTCGATGGTGATTGCACTGCTCCAGCAGTGGCAACTTGCGAATGTCTCACCACCTTTGACTCTCACTGAGGTCACAAGCTTGGTGAGGTCATCAAACAAGAATGGTACGCCAAGAGAGCCAAAGGGTGAGTCAGAGTTCAGGTATGAGCCTATTGAGCACACTGATGAGATGGTGCTCGATGTCAGAAAGCTTTGGGAGTCGGCTCAGTCACGCAAGAAGTATGAACTCAAGGATGTTGACTTCAACGCACCTGGTCTAATCTCAGAGATCCTTGCTCGTAATAAAGAACTTGCTGAGTCATGGCTACCAGAACTTGCGTTTGCAAGTGCTCTTGCAACAATGTCTGCTATCACCTGCGGAAAAGTCACTGCTGAAGGCACGCATCCAAATCTATTCATGGTCGGTCTTGCACCATCGGGTGCAGGCAAGGACTTTGGACGCAAACTCACGCGGGACACTCTGTATCGTGCAGGGTTCTCGGAGGTGCTTGGCGCTGAAGTCCTTTCATCTGGTGAAGGCTTTGTGAAGTCACTGGAGACTCAGAACGTGCAACTGTTCCAGCTTGATGAGATAGCTGAGATGTTCGGAGAGATGGGTGATGCCAATCATTACATGGCAAAAACTGGTAAGCTTCTCAAGCAAGCCTACTCATCATCCGGTGATCCAGAATGGAAGCCGAACTGTCGCGCCGATGCCAAGAACAACATTGTCGTCCGTGAACCGTTTCCGATTATCTACGGAACGACAACTCCTGATCTCTTTTACTCTCGGTTCTCTCCTGACAGCGTCAATGATGGACTGCTAGGTAGACTTCTGATATTTAGCCAGGAGCACTACGACATTTCACTCGGCCGCATCTACCAACAGATGACTGCAACTGAGAGCATCGTTGACAAAGCAAAGTCTTGGAAAGATGCAAGTGCTCACGGCAACCTGCCTCCTGAGTCGTTCGCTGGAAACCGGCTGAGCTGGACGTTTAGCCAAGAATCGAAAAACGAATTGCTTGCTCTGTCCGATGAGATCAAACTCAACTCAACACGCGGAAAAGAAAACACAGGTCTTTGGAGGCGTACCGCTGACAAGATCCAGAAACTTGCACTGCTGTTTGCCTGCTCAAGACTTGGGCCAGTTCAGGATGGGGTCGTTGAGGTTGCTGATACCCTGCGTGCGATTCTAATCGTCAAGCGTCTGACCTATCGGAGTATTCACAAAGTTCAAACAGAACTGGTGAAGTCACAGGCTGATGCAGATCGTCAGAAAGTGCTCACTGCACTGAAGAATCGCGGTGGTCGGATACCTAAAGGCCGAATTAGCGTGTACGACAAGCTGTCAAAAAAGACTAGAAAAGATGTCATTGAGGATTTACTTGAGTCGGACCGTGTGCGACTTGAGCAGGGTAAAGACGGTGTTTTGTACTATGTGCTCAACACTTGAGGGCCACATGCTTGACACTTTGGGCCATCTGGCTAATATAGGGGCATCTCCTTGTGGTTGAGGATAGTTTGGCAAATGAGAGAGTGGTATGGGAAGGCGAGGGAAAGCCCCGGCACATCCGACCCTTGCGAAAATCGAGGGTCATTACAAAGAAAAAGCAAGAACAAGAATCTTGCCAATCGAAGCTATAGATGGTCGCCCCAAACCCTCTCTCGTTTGTCAGGCAGATGAGCTAACGCTCCAAATATTTAACGACACCTGCGATTCTATGCAGCAGATGGGATGCCTGAGCGAACAGGATGGTCCCATCATAGAAACCTACGCATGCAACTATCGAGAGTTGCTGCTGTGCATTCAAGCCATGCGTAAGGACGGGATCGAAATCGAAAGCCAGCGAGGTGGTGGTAAAAGTACCGTCCACGCGGTGAACTATCACCGCTTCCTGGCTAACCACATGAAACTGCTGCAAGAACTTGCACTCACACCATCCGCGCGGACTCGTTTAGCTACTCCACAGGGTCCAAATCAAAGTGACAAGGTAGGTCAGTTGCTTGAAAAACTAGGCGGCAAGTGATGTCGTTTGATTTTGAGCACTACCAACCAATGGAAGAGATGGATCAGTACATTGAGGATGTGCTCGCTGGTGAGATCCGAAGTTGCAAGACGGTCAGCAATGCAATTGAGCGTCACATCCGCGATCTTGAAAAGCAATGCACCGATGACTTCCCATATTACTTTGACCGTGAATATGCAGAAGCAGTAGTCTCGTTTTTTCCGGTGATGATCAAGCACTCCATCGGGCGTGACGTTGGTCAACCACTAGTCTTGCAACCGTGGCAAGTGTTTGCTGTTGCTTCCATCTTTGGCTGGAAAAAAACATCCGATGACTGTCGAAGATTTTCAAAGGCAATGGTTTCTCCTGCACGCAAGAACGGTAAGTCAACCCTTGCTGCAGCTATTGCATTGTTTGCTGGCTCGATGGACTACAACCCAGTCAGCAAAGGCTTTGAAAACGTAGCTCAGGTGCTCCTTGCAGCTACAAAGAAAGAACAAGCCAGTCGAGTTGTCTTTGCTGAAGCATGTCGCATGCGTGCTCAGTCAGAGGAATTGTCTTCGATGAGCACGCTGAAGAACAACCAGATATTCTTCAAGCATAACCAAGGCTCGATATTCTGCGTTGGTTCAGACAAACCACTTGATGGATTCTCTGCATCACTGACAGTCATTGATGAACTTGCAGCGTTCCGAAGCGATGGAGGACAGAAAGCATTCGTCGAAACGATGTTGACCCAAGGTGGTGCTAGATCACAACCACTGACTCTGTTCATTACCACAGCAGGTAACGATAATTCGTTTCTGTGGCTTGAACAATACAACTACGGCAAAGGTGTTGTCTCTGGAGATTTCGACGATGAGAGTTATTTCTTCCTCAACTACGAACTCGATGAAGATGACGATGTCTACGATCCCGAAAACTGGATTAAGGCAAACCCGTGCCTCGGCGTGACCATCATGCCTGAATACCTCGAAGACCAAGCCAAGCCTGCTAAGACAGATGTCATCGTTGAGCGTCGATTTAAGAAGTATCACTGCAACATCGTGACATCAAGTAACTCTGCTGCATTTGACCTGGAGCAATGGGATGCTTGTGCAGGCGATTTCTCCGATTGGGAGGATGCTGATGCAGTTGGTTGCGGTGTGGATCTCGGAGGCAGGGATGACCTAGCCGCGTTTTCCTTGGTAGCACGGTTTGAAACAGGTGAGTTCACGCAAGTTGATGAGCACGCACCTGAAGTCCCAATCTACAGGTACGAGGCCAGAACGTGGCAATACATCTCTACTGATACCACGCGAGACATCACGCAAAGACCGTTTGCTGACTTCATTGAGAAGGATCTCATCAGGACCACAAGGTTCCCAACCAATGAGCTAGAAAGAGATTTGCTGAGAGAATGTCAGAAGTATCGATGTTATGATGTTGCCTACGATCCTTACAACTCTCAGAGCACAGCAGAAAGGCTAGAAACAGAAGGTCTTGAGCCAGCATCGATGACGCAGTCATGCAGGTATCAAAACGAACCAATCCAAG